GCGTGCATAAGCTGTGCATCTGACATAGCTATCTTCGTCTTCTGCTTGTTAGCATAAATTTTACTTCCAGCAGAAACGGCTAATTTAATTGCCGATAACCACATTTAGTACCACTTCGCCTTAACAGGTTTTTTATCAGCTCTCATTGCCTTTGTTCCTCTAACAATTACTGTTTGAGTTTCCATAGGATTTGTAGCTTCAATTGTTTTTCCGCCAGTTTGATAACCATCAGCTCCAACGCCTAATTCTTTTTCAATTTTAACGTCTTCATTCATGAAAGTTGATCCTCTTTGCCAATCTTTAGTCATAATGTTTCTCCTTAATAATATTATAGTTAATTTTTCTTAAAATTTCTACCAAAATCGTTTCTTTTACTTTGGTCTGCCATTTCTTGTTTAGCAATAGAAACCCCTGCACGCATTTGAGCTAATTCTTCATCTTGTTCTAGCTTTTCGTCGTGTTGTTGGTCATTCATCATAGCTCTCATAGTGTCTAAATCAAGTCTTGCTGCGTTATTATCAGTTCTGTCTTGATCCGCTCTAGCTTTTAAGTCTAATTCTCTAGATTTTAGTTTAAGTAATGGATCACCACCTACTTCACTGCTAATTTTATCTTCTTCTTTAGCATAATCTAAAGTCATTTCTGCAATTAACACTGCTTTTCTAGATTCCATCATAGAAGTTAGTTGTTGAACACGTTGTTGCATCTGCATTGCTTGTGGATTTTGTTGCATAGCTTGAGGATTTTGCATTATTGGACCCATCTGTTGCATTTGTTGTTGAATCATTTGTAGTTCTTGTATTTCTTGAACAAATTCTAATTGTATTTGTTCTTGTGCCATTAAACTAATGTGCTCTAATATATTTTTTTGTAATGACATCATGGCCATAGGATTATTTTGCACCATAGAGATTGACATGAAACTTAAATGAGCATCAATATGTGCTTTATGGTCTTGACCTGGGAAAGCTTGAAAAGGTTTTCCACTAATAGCTAAAATATGTTCTAAACTAGGATCCATCGGAACTGGTTGTTGCGGTGGAGGTAAAATTGCGTTTATATTTTTAACACCAAACGCTTCATACATAGATCTGTAAGCTTGATACATGTTATGCATTTTAGGATTTGATTGTGCAAGTTGTAATTGTGCTTGAGCCATAGAAATTCTTTGTGTTTGAGAATAAATGTTTGGATCAGCAACTGGTAAAATATCTACTTTGTCATCAAAGTCTTGAACTTTAATTTGTCTAGTAGCTCCTGCAACATCATAGGGATATTCAGGTGGTAAATAAGTTTTAAAGACATTAGATAATAATTTAAATTCATTTTTAAGTCCTACGTATAATCTTTTATGAATTGCTGACATAACTCTAGAGCCACGCTCTAATAATGCAACAGTTGTTCCAACTGCAGCTTGTTGATTCATATCTCCTACTTGTGAATCTGCAATACTTGCAAATCTTTGAGCAGAGCTAACACAAATACCCATTAATTGTAAAAGAGTTTGATCTGGTCCTTTAAATGGTAATTGCATAAACTGATCTTTAATATTTCCACCAGGTACATCTACGTCTCTAAATTCTCCAGGTTGTAATGGCTGTGCATCGTCTCTCATTCTAACACCTCTAGTTTTAAAACCAGCTGGTAAGTTTGCTAAAGTTCCTGCATCTAATAACTGTCTTAAAGCTACAGTTGCAGTACGTGATAGTCCGCCAATCATGTGAATTAAACCTAAACCATAAAAACCCAATCCAGGTAAAAATTTGTAGTGCACAAAATAATCATTTTTTTGTTTTAAAGGATCTTGTGCTGTGTAGTTTCTTCTAATAGCTAAAATATTAGAGTTAGCTTCATTGATAGAAACAATATAAGGTAACTTTATTCCAGTGGGCTCACCATCTTCACCAACATCCTCAAAACCTTCTAAGTCTAAATTAACATGCATTTCTAAAACTGTGTACATGTCTTCAGATGTATTAGCTGAAATTCCTTCTAGCTCTCTTTCTTTTTCTTTTATTTGATTTTCTTGTAAAGGTGCATCTCCTAATTCAACTTCTTTATAAAATCCTGCGTACATTTGTTTTTTTAAAGAATTTTCTGATTGTCTTACGATATGTATAATTGCCTCCGCATCTTCTAATGAGGTAGCAGAATACGGAACAACTATATCTTCGGCCGGTATAAATTTACTTACTGCTCTACCTAGTAGATCATCATAATAAACTTTTTTAAAAGTTGATCCTGATAGGGGTAAGTAAAATAACATTTGATCAAACTCAGGTTCATATTCTTTCATCTGATCCATAATTTGATAATTCATAAAATCTTTAACACGTTTTGATTGCTCTTCTTTAGCAACAGTAATATCACCCATAACTTGAGTTCTAACTGGACCTTCTGCAGGTAATAATTCTTTGTAAGCTTGTGCTTGAAATTGTGTAACAGCTTCCGCTAGTACTGGGTGAGTAACTGAGCTAGCTCCTCTAAATGGTTCTGTTCTAGTTACATATTTAAATCCCAGTAGACTTAATCCTTCTCTATAACTTTCTTCCCAATCGCCTCTAGTTTCTTTGTAAGTATTATATTGATCCATAAGCTCAGAAGCTAGTGGATCTAAAACATCGTTTTCTAAAAAGTCTGCTAAGTTAGCATCATGATCTTCACCACCTTCAGGTGTTACTTCTTTTGGGTCAAAATTAATAGTTGCTCCACCTTCTTCGTCAATTTCAATTTCTGTTTTTCCTTTGGTAGATAGTTCTTCTACAGCTTCTTCTCTAGCCTCAACTATCTCTTCCTCTCCTGGAATTTCAACTTCAGTCATTGTATTGGGTAAACTTTTATCTATTGTAGCCATAAGCTATTCTATCCTCTATTCTTGATTGATTCAACACCTGAAAGGTGTCTATCAGTTGTTTTATTAAAAGTCAATGTTGGTATCATCCATCATCCTTTCGTTATATGCAACTCTTTCATCAGGATCCATTGCCTCTAATCTTTCTATTTCACCAGAAGCCCAGTCATAATAATCTTTACCTAATCCAGCCGCGGTCATCGCTGCGCCGACCGGGGTTAATGATCTAGCTAATTTTGCTCCACCTAATAATGATCCTAGTCCACCACTAAATGCACTACTTCCCATTAAACCTAATCCTGCTGTTTTATCTGCTACTGCTTCTAAAATATTATCACCACCTTCTAAATTTTCACTTATCTCATAAGCTGCGTTTGCGGCACCCAAAGCTGGCGCTGCTAAAGTTTTTAATAATCCTTTTAACACGGTGTTACCTGCTGTTGTTAATCCTGCTCCACCTATTGCACTAGCCGCGATCAGCGGTTCGGGATTTGCTGCTGTCCAATCTAGAAGACCGGATTGAGATTCAATTTCATCTGTTCCTGGTTTAACTATTGCACCAATCTCACTGTTGTAAGTTGGATCGTCTGCCTTAGAGCTTGTTGCAAATGCAGTTAATGCTGCAGCGGGGATCGCGGTCTTTGCTTTGCCAACAGTTTTAAATGCATTTTTAAACATGTCCATAGTTTTTGTTTTTTCTGGAACAGGAGCTTTGTCTGCGGTTGTTACTCCTTCTATTTCTGTTAAATTTTTTAATTTAGCAGATTTTTTTACATTTTTTAAATTTTCTAAATAGACTCCTACTTTTTTTATCATTTCAATATCTCTAGGTGAAGTATTTTTAGTAATATTCATTTTTTTATATTTGTTTACAGTTGCACCTATTTCTTTTTCACTCATTCCTGGAAAGTCATCAAATGGATCTATTGATTGTAATTTTTTAAAAGAAGAACCATATTCACTTCCATCACTTAATTTAACTACCTTATATCCATCAGACTTACCTGCATACTCAACCATTTTATTATCAAGTTTTGCTAGTTCTATTTTCTTTCTAGCAGCAGACATATTACTATTTTTAATCCTATCCATTTCTTTTTCAGTAGCATCTATTTTATAATCTAAATCTGTAAATCTATTTTTAGAAACTGTTCCTTCATCTCCCGACATCATTTGATTAATTTTTGCAGGGGTATAAATTACTTTGTCGCCAGTAATAGTTTGTGCACCTCTAATATTTCCAGCATGTCCTTTGTGCATTTGAGGATCACCAGAAAACATACTTTTACCTGCATACCCTCCTCTTGTTTTAATATCTGCAGCTCTTTCTTGTTTCTTAATATATCTTGTAGCTTTTTGTTCATCTAATGTATCTAAATCAGGTGGAGCATTTTTTATTGGATTTTTAATTCTATATCTTGTATTGGCTTCTGCAGCATCTGCAGCTGTAGCATATTCAACTCCGGGAATTAATTTTGAAAAATATTTTTTTGTTATTTTATCAGTTGATCTATTTTTATATGTTTTAGTAATAACATTATCTTTTTTAGTAGTAGAAATTTTTTCTAAACCAACACCTTTAATTCTAGTTTTTACATCATCTGCATAATCTTTAGGATTAACAATTTTTGCAGGTTTCTTTTTTAAATTTCTTTGTTCTTTAATATAAGTTTGTTTTGCTTTTAATGCCGCTTCTGCTTCAGCTTTAGTATTAAAATATTTAGTTCCTTCAAACTGTGCAGGTAAAGTTGCTGCCTTACTTTTTTTAAAAGTAATTTTAAATTTAGATCCTTCTGGAGCTCCACCAGTTTTAATAGTTGTGTTAAAATCTCTAGGAACTATTGGTCTAATTATATTATATCTGTCAGCCACGGTCCACTCCTAACTAAAGATGGATTTAATTTTACCTGCTAAATAACAAATAGGTTCTAAAATGTTATTATATATTTTACCTAGTGTGTCTGATTTGCTGTTGAACATAATGTGTTTAAGTTCTTGAGTTCTATGTTTAGCAACGTGTGCACCAATAGCTTTAATGATTTTGCTTTTGTGCATACCTTTAACAAAAGGTTTAAATAATAAATGATAACCTTCTTGGTGAGCATCTGATAAATGTCTTTTTTGATATATGTACCAAACTTTCATTGCTTTAGACCAATCTTGTAAACCAGTTGTTTGATACATTGCTGTACAAACTATGCTTTTACCTCCACTTGATCCACTACTTCCGCCCATTACATCGTTAGGATCTCTACCCATTCCAGATTTACCAAAACCTGTAACAGTGTTACCTTGATTAGGATCCCTACTTGCGGAAAGTTCTGCACTTAATCTATCTAAATTTTTCTGTGAGTAAGATTTTCCTGCTGCTTTTCTAGCCATCATATTATTAACTCTTCCAACTGTTTGACTTCTAGCTCTCTCCGCCTCATACTGTGCTTGAGTATTAGCTAAACCTGTTGCTGGATCAATACCTCTCATTTTTTTATTAAAAGCAGAATTTGCATTACCTAATGCGGCTAAACCTCTTCTAGCTAAATTAAAAGGTGTTGGAATATTACTCATAAAATTCATAAAACTATTTGGTGATTTTTTAGATACATATTTACCCGTTGCAGCATCTATTTCTAAAAATTGTTTTAAATTTTCAGGAATTGGAAAATTGTTTGTTGCTAAAAATTCAGCTGTAGCTTCTGGCGTTCCTTTATTAAATGCTCTGTTAGTAATATTTTTATCTATAATTCCTTTAGCAATATTATTTTTTGTAAATATACCATCTGCTGGAGCATCTATAAAATCAATTTCTCTTATACCCATGCCTGGAACATTTTTATCACTCGATGCATCATAACTTTGATCAAAGTTTTGACTAAAATTATAAGGATTTGGATCTCCTTCTAATCCACCCATAATTTTATCTTGATATACTGCTTCAACATTTGGAACAGGACCTACGGTATTACTAAATCTATCTATTGTAGATGGAAAGTCTCGTTGAACTGCATATCTAGAACTTGGATCATCACCATCAATTAAAGATCCTTCGATTGTGTTAACACCTGGACTCATAATATTTGTAGCTGCACTAATTAATCCTGATTGATCATTTAATGGTTTTGCTGCTGATACTCTAAAATCTCCAACTCTGCTGGGAACTGTTAAATCTTCTACTGTAATACTTTCATCTTCATCATAACCTAAAGGCATAAAATCTCCACCACCGCCTGCAAAATTTATTCTACCACCATTTTTTTTATTATTTTTTTCTAATTCTTTATTTGCTAAATATCTTCGAAGTATTGTTATAGGACTTAAAGTAAAACCTTCTGATAATCCAAATATACCTTCTGTTAAAGGAGTGTCTTCTTGAAAAATTTCTTCAACAGATGTTAAATCTTTATCTCTGGGAACAACTTTTTCATCGAGACTAATACCTTTTGAAAACGCATCAATAATATTACGAATATCTAAATTACCATCATCTGGTCCAGCTAGTCTTTCATCACGCATGAAATAACCATTGTCTATAATTCTTTCGCCGATACTTCTATTATCCTCACCAGCATAACCACCTGGTTCATTTACTAATCCACGTTTAGGTTGCATCATAGTACCAACTCCACCACCATAAGCATAACCCATAGACTCTTCATCCATTGGTACATACTGATCATGAAACTGATGATAAGTTTTATTACCAGCCATTCCACCTTGATTAAAATTTTCTATAGCAACCATGATACCACCATCTTTTTTTGAAGATAGAGCTTTTTGTAAATCACCCATTGGGTCCATTTCTATTTCTTTAATTTTTATATTTTCACCGTTTATATAATCGGTTAACGATGCATAACCCATGTCATCTCTTTCAAAAGAGTCGATCACTTCTGCGTAAGATTCAAATTCCATTAATAATAAGTCCTGTTGTGTGGTATTGAAACTTCATCTTTTTCATCCTCTGGATGACCAATGAATCCTCCTTG